TGTATATTCTTGGCAAGTATGCAAATGATGGTAATGTGTTTCAGGGAACAGATCGTTTGTCAATGGCTGTACAACCAGACGCTGAGAAGTTCTTCATGGAATTAGATTATGAAAATGCGAATGTGAACGTGATCTTCGAAGGCGATCGTTTGTTTAACGCTAAACTTTTAGATAAACTTTCGGAATCGTTTCCGAATGATTTTAAAGTTCTTGTTCTAACTGCGTCACATGATACCAAAGAACAGCGTCATGTGGATCGCAAGGATGATCAAGACGATAAATTTAAGAATTCTCGTGCGACAAAAATCTCGAATATAATGGGTTCGTTGACACTCATGGACTATATAGAGACAATGGTCAACGAAAATCTCGATGATCAGTCTAAGATTATTGATGTTATTAGAAAATTTTACAACTGGAGTGAATAATTATGCAGTTAGAAGTATCTGTTGAACAGTTGCGCAAAAATAAACTATTTGTTGCAACACCCATGTATGGCGGTTCTGCCCATGGCATGTATGTTAAATCCTGTCTTGACCTCCAATCCGTTTGTTCACAATATGGTATTGAAGTTCGATTCTCATTCATCTTTAATGAGTCTCTGATCACTCGCGCTCGTAACTATCTTGTTGACGAATTCTTGCGCGCAGAAGGATTCACTCATTTGCTCTTTATCGATGCTGACATTCACTTTGATCCGCGAGATGTCGTCGCACTTCTTGCTTTGGATAAAGAAGTTGTTGGTGGTCCATATCCAAAGAAATCGATCAAGTGGGGAGCAATCAAGGAAGGCGTGAAGAAGCACCCAAACATTGAACCAAGTGATATGGAGAAATTGGCTGGAGATTTTGTCTTCAATCCAGTTCCTGGCACCGAGAAGTTCTCTGTTGCTGAACCAATTGAAGTCCTTGAAATCGGTACTGGCTTCATGATGGTCAAGCGTGAAGTGTTTGATAAGTTTAAAGAACAATATCCACAACTTCGTTATCGCCCAGATCATGTCGGTCAGGCAAACTTCGATGGCTCGCGTTATATCCATGCTTACTTTGATACAGTCATTGATAGCGTTGTGAATGGCGGCAAGGGTTCCGATCGTTACTTGTCTGAAGACTACATGTTCTGCCAGTGGTGGCGTAACATGGGCGGCAGCATCTGGTTGTGCCCATGGATGAAGACGCATCACATTGGAACCTATGCATTCACTGGTGATATGCCAGCCGTTGCAAACTTTGTTGGCTCTCTCTGATAAAGAGATTTTGTTATGATTGTAGGTTTGATTGGCTTTATTGGAGCAGGTAAAGGCACAGTTGCAGATCTCTTGGTCGATCGTCATGATTTCGAAAAAGAGAGTTTTGCAAATAGCGTCAAAGACGCCTGTGCCACAATCTTTGGTTGGAATCGCTCCATGCTTGAGGGTGACACTTTAGAATCCAGAGCATGGCGCGAACAACCAGATGTATGGTGGTCAGAAAAACTCGGTCGTGAGTTCTCACCAAGATTAGCACTCCAGCTAATGGGCACAGAGGCAGGTCGTGATGTATTTCACCCTGACCTCTGGGTTCATACAACAATGCGTCGATGTGAGAATAATCCTTGGCACAATCACGTGATTGCTGATGTTCGTTTTCCAAACGAGATTAATGCAATCGTAAAGTCTGGTGGTAAGGTTGTTCGTGTTCGTCGCGGTGAAGATCCAGAATGGTTTGCGCTTGCTCGCGAGTGCAATATCTATAACAAACAAGAAATAATGCGCAATGCATATCCAGAAGTTCATTATTCAGAATGGGCTTGGGTTGGTTCACATTATGATATTGTGATGGATAATAATTGTTCGTTAGATGAGTTGACCTTGAGGGTTGACAAGTTGGTTGATTCGTTATATAATAATCGTGTTGAAGCAAATGAGGTCGTTAATTATGAAACTTTCTGATAATACTGTGAACATCTTGAAAAATTTTTCAAGTATCAACTCTGGAATTCAATTCAAAGAGGGTGATACATTGAAGACAATCTCCGAACAGCGCACAATCTTCGTTGAAGCGACTGTCGATGAAACCTTCCCGAAAGAATTTGCAATCCATGATTTGAACAAATTCTTGGCTAAAATTTCTCTTTATAAAGAAGCACATCTTTCTTTCGGCGACGATCGCATTAACATCAGCACTGAAAATAAGAAGCGTTCTGATTACATCAAGTATTGTTCACCAAAAACAATCATTGTTCCGCCAGAGAAGACGATTACTCTTGGTGAATCTGATTGCTCATTCAGTCTCTCACAAGAAGATATTGAATGGATGAAGCGTTCTGCTGGAATCTCTGGTTCTCCACATTTTGTGTTTGAGAGTGATGGTTCGACAATCTATTTCATCGCTACAGATGTGAAGGATGATTCGGCTGATCAATCGAAAATTGAAATTGGAACCGTCGAGGATAATAAGAAGTTCCGCGTTGTTATGCGTGCAGAACATTTCAAGTTGATTGAAGGATCGTATGACATTGAGATCGCCAAGAAAGGTTTGTCTCGTTTCAAACACAAAACTGCAAATGTGACGTATTACATCGCAATTGAAGCAGGTTCATCGACGTTTGGAGAATAATGATGAAAGTAGATAAAGCAAAAGTTCTTGGATGTCTCCAGGAAATTTCAAACTCACTCACTCGCATTGAAGCCGAACGAGATCTCATTAAAGAGATTCTTCAGAAGATGCAAGATGAGTGTGAAATTCCCAAGAAGTTGAGTCGTAAACTGGCGAAAGTTTACCACAAGCGTAATTATGAGGAAGAACTCGCAGAACAAAACGATTTCGTTGAAGTTTACGAAAGCGTGGCTAAATAAAAACTTGGGGTGCAACTGTTCTTGTTGACAGCACAATCCGCCAGACTGCCGCTGTGAGGGTTCACCTCCTCCACCCCAACCTCTTTTCGGAGTTATATTATGCATAAAGATGATGTAAAATTAGGAATATTCCTAGTCGTGTTTATGGTAGTTGCTCTTGTCAACTCCATCTACCTTTGGCTTCCCGCCTCTGCCCCTCCAGTTCTTTTGGTTGTAGGTATTGGGTTATATTCAATTTGGGAGCACAAACGTGGCAACAAGGCGTAATTTTTTCAAGTATCTTGGTCTTGCTGGTGGTGTAGCCACTGGCGGTGTTGTAGCCGCTGCTGCTGTTCTTCCTGATGCCGAAAAGTGTGAAGCAATAAAAGAAATCAAAGCCGCTGGTTACAATGGCAAGTTGAACATTGGCACTGAGTATGGTGAACTTGCACCACCAAATGGCACAATCAGTTTTGGTCCAAAATTTGTTCCAGGAACGGAAAAGCGTGTAACCGCAAGTATGACCGTCGGTCCTGATGGCGAGATGTACTTGATGACAAACGGAAAATGGCGTAGAATAGTGACTGAATAAACAATCAGGAGTTATATTATGAATGAAGCATTGTGGGTTGAAAAATACCGTCCTCATACTATTGCCGATTGTATTCTTCCTGATGAATACAAAAGCACTTTCCAATCTTATGTTGACCGCAAAGAGATTCCGCATCTCTTGCTTTGCGGCACTCCAGGCACAGGTAAGACTACCGTTGCTCGTGCATTGTGTGACGAGATCGGTTGCGACTATCTAATGATCAATGGCTCGGACGAATCAGGCATTGATACTTTTCGAGTCAAGATTAAAAACTATGCAAGTGCAGTTTCTCTGAATGGTGGCAAGAAAGTCATCATCATCGATGAAGCAGATTATCTGAATCCAAACTCAACTCAGCCAGCCATGCGCGCTGCGATGGAAGAGTTTGCTCATAACTGCACATTCATCATGACTTGCAATTATAAGAGTCGCATCATTGAGCCATTGCATTCTCGTTGCGCTGTGATTGAGTTTAAACTGCGTAAAGACGACAAGCCAAAGATGGCAGTTGCATTCATGAAGCGTGCAACAGAAATCTTGAATACAGAAAAGATCCCATTTGATAAGACTGTGTTGATTGAAGTTGTCAAAAAGCATTTCCCTGACTATCGTCGAGTTCTGAATGAACTTCAAAGATATTCTATCAGTGGAAAGATTGATGCTGGCATTCTCTCAAGTGTTGCTGATGTTTCACTCAGTGATCTTGTTTCTGCTCTTCGGGATCAAAACTTTGGAGCAATGAGAAAGTGGGTGGCAGATTTCGGAACAGACGATCCTGCTCGCATTTATCGTAAAATCTATGACAGCCTCTATGATGTCATGGATAAGTCTACCATTCCAAATGCAGTTTTGATTCTCGCCAAGTATCAATATCAGGCAGCGTTTGTGGCTGATCAGGAACTCAACCTCACCGCATGTCTAACTGAGATGATGGTGGAGTGTAAGTTCAATGGCTGACCTCTTTAAAGAAATCATTCCGTCTATTTTGCAGACTAAACAATATGCTCTCCTCACAGAACAGGACGAGAAATCGTATTCTGCATTCATGGTGAATCGTGCTCTTTCGTTCCATAGAGATACTGTTCTTTTAGCGAATGAGATGAATAAGTATCCGAATCTTGATAATAAACTCAAATATGATTTTCTCCTAAATATTGTTAGAGCCTCCAAGCGCCAATACTCTAAATGGCACAAGAAGGCTGAAAATGATGATTTGAGTGCTGTGAAAGAATATTATGGTTATTCTGATGCTAAAGCATATGAAACCTTAAAGATTCTAAATGAAACTCAAATCGCTATGATAAAAAAAGAATTATATAAGGGTGATTGAGATGATTGATAAATTAGTTGAAGTTACTTTGGAAAAGCAGGACGACTTCCTTAAAGTCCGCGAGACTCTTACTCGCATTGGCGTCGCAGCCAAGAAAGAAAACATTCTATACCAGTCCTGCCATATCCTCCATAAACAAGGCAAATACTATATTGTCCACTTCAAAGAACTCTTTGAATTGGATGGTAAACCATCTGATATGTCAGATAATGATATTCAGCGCCGCAACACAATTGCAAATCTAATGGCTGAATGGGGATTGGTTAAACTTGTTGATGCAGACAAAACAAAAGACAACGTTGCGCCATTGAGCCAGATTAAAATTCTTCCATTCAAGGATAAGAATGACTGGCAATTGGTTTCTAAGTATACAATTGGAAAAAAGAAAAAGGATCCTGTATGATCTATTTGAGTGTGTACAGACTTCGTGATGATTTAGTATTACCAACATACGGAACTTCTTTAGCAAACTGTTTTGATTTATCTTTCCAGCCAACAAGTAATGTTGTGACTGGATACGATTCATTCAATTCACCAGTTGAGCGCGAAGTAAATTCTTTTGGTGAAGTCCCGATCTATCCAGGAGATCGTCTGTTGATTCCAACAGGCTTGATCATGAAGATTGATCATCGCAAAACCATCGAAACATACGCTGATATCTCACGTGCAGAACTACCATTACAAAATCACAGCATCCGTTTGCATCCTCGCTCTGGACTTTCGCTCAAGAAAGGATTGGTCCTCGCAAACTGTGAAGGGATTGTTGATGTTGATTATCAAGAAGAAGTGTTTGTGCTTTTGACGAATATTTCTAAGATGCATGTTACAGTTCGCAGGGGCGATCGCATTGCTCAAGGTGAGGTTGTCTGCAACGAACCATTCCACATTGCTATTTGCAACACACGTCCAGAAAAACATTCAGAAAGATCTGGTGGATTCGGTTCTACTGGTGTTTCTTCTAATCCTCCTTCAATTGAGGAATGGAAAGTCGACGGACCAACGAATTTTGGCTAAATAGTCTTTGGATGCCCATTTGGGGTCCATAACTATAAACTTGCTTATTAAAGGAGTTACAAAATGACTAATATCACTACACTCACATCCGCATACGGACTCGATCGCCTTCTTCCAACCGCTCTTGGGTTTGAGAATGCTTTCGCTGCTCTCGATAATGCATCTCATCTACTCACAGCATCTCAAACTGCATTTCCTCCAGTGAATATCGTCAAGAAAGACGAATACAATTTCATCATTGAACTTGCAGTTGCTGGATACAAACAAGATGAGATTGAAATCACTGCTGAGAGAAACTCTCTCAAAGTCACAGGCAAAAAGGCAGAAGAAACCGAACGCAATTATCTTGTAAAAGGTATTGCTGGTCGAAAATTCGCTCGCCAGTTTGTTTTGTCTGACACAGTAGTGGTTCGTGATGCTGCACTTGCTGATGGCATTCTTTCTATTGAACTAGAAAATGTCATTCCTGAAGAACAGAAACCTCGTAAGATTGATATCAAATAACCATTGAGATTATATTATGATTCGTGATGAACTATCGTGGGATGAATTGTTTATCTTACAGGCTACTCTGATCGCTCAGAAGAGCAAGGATCCGTCGACAAAGGTGGGGTGTGTGATTGTTAATGATGATAACGTCATCTTGTCGACGGGTTTTAATGGCTTTCCAAGAGGCATTGAAGAAGATTGGAAAGATCGCTGGAAGAGTCCAGAAAAGTATCACTGGGTTGAACATGCTGAACGCAACGCAATCTTCAATGCTGCACGTGTTGGTGTTTCACTCAACAATTCACGTGCATATCTAAACTGGGAACCAAAGCCATGTGCTGATTGCACACGCGCATTGATCCAAGCAGGGATCAAGGAAGTCATCGGACCAAACCGACCATTCACAGGTAAGGGTGCTGGCAAGCATTACTCGATCGACCATGCGGAAACCATGCTGCGCGAAGCAGGAGTCCGAATACGCTATTTCGACCTGCCCCCAGAACTAGGGGAACCCCCATTTTAAGACCGCTCTCGCGCCTCCTCCTTCGGTTTTATGGGATCTCGTAAGTTGTTGATTTTACAGGAATTATCACTGTTGTAAATCCCTGTGTTTTATACGACAATTGTTGTATGAGATATCACTATATCGTGTCTAAAAACGACAAGTTCGGTGCTCGACACACACTCTGGTATGTGTCAGATTATCACTATGAGATAGAATGCCGCTCTACTGGCAACAAGATTGACCTTCCAGACACCAGTTTCGAACAGGCAAAACGTGTGTTCGATGAGGTGCTCGTAAGTTATTGATTTTGCAAGAGTTTTCCCTGTTGCCTTTTTTACGGGAAAATGCGATAATATATGTATGAAATGTGAAAACACTGTGAAGATTGGTGATGTCGTGAAGTCCTTGGATTTCGCTGGCATCGAGAATTGTTATTATGTCGGTCGCGTCGCCAAGATTCTTGATGACGGTCGATTTGTCGCCGACACGATGGAGCGCGTGTGGGAGGGTGAGGCTCTGCTCGACCCCGACCGTGTCTCGACGATCTTCGTCGCTCCGCTTCCTGGTCGGATGCTGTTCGACGACGAGTTCACCACTCCGCGCATTCAGGTCCTTGCCTAATGGATGTCAGTCAAGCATGTGTGATTCTTGATCGCCAAGCCAAGTTGGAAGGGACTGGTATCCTTGAACTTCTTCAGACCATTGACCATTACGGTATACATGATTATACGGAATTGTATTGTCTGGATCTGGATCCTGAGTTTCGGTCAGCCTACTATGTTTTTATGAATAGCGCCCGTCAGATGTTTGCGAAGGTGGAAGCGTAATGACAATTCCCTACTATGAAATGTTCTCTGACGAGGGCAATGCTGTGGTCCATCGTGATATCGTATTGTTTGCTCGCGAAGCCAAGTTGAATTGGAGCAATGTTCAGGCGATGCTGTACGATCTCAGTAAAATCGAGAAATATAGCGAAGCGTCCGATACCGCAGTTCGTGATGCCGTCTATATTGCTCTTGGTTTTTCGGAGGTGTTCTAATGCGTACTGATCGTCGTCATGGTGGTCCGTATGACCGTGGCTCTGCTGACAGTTACTATCGTCGTCCTCGTCGTCCGCACTTCTTCACAGAGGCAACATATGCCAGTGATGAGATTGAAGAGCGTTTCATGACCAAGCAGCAGATTGCTGAATACAATCTTGGCTTTGACGACAATGAACAATCTGGCAACTTCAAAGATTGGGGTTGATATGAAAATCAAAAAGGGTGATCCGATTTGTGTTGAGTTCTATGGCGTTCGACTTTATGGTCGCGTGCTGAAGGTTGCTGGTCAGAAGTTGACC